CTAGCCATATCACCATTGCATACACTGCATTTAGGTTTAGGTAATTGCTCTCTTATGCTTACTGTTATCTCTTGTGTGATACCACAGCATCTAAATTCATAAGTAGCCATTACCACCAACCCACTCCACTCTTGGCTCTTTCTTGCCATTTATCCCATGCTTGGCATGGTGACCCGTAGCGACTATTCGCATATCGTATAGCCCATTCTACCTGTTCTAATGGACTTAAATCTCTTACTCTTACATTCATAAACTGCCAAGCACCTGAAGCACCACTAGATCTGTTTATCGCGTTATAACGCACATTGCTTTCTTTTAATGCAATCTTAAATAGACATGAAGCTTCTACTTGGCTTGTTAAGAATGAAGCATATCTAAATGGAGTTAGTTCTTGTTGCATGGTTTGCGCCTGACCTGCTGGCGCAGCCGAGCATAGAGCTATCCCAATAGCTATTAGCACCCCCCGCGCTAACCGCGAAGCGGCGCGGGGTGAGCCGTTGTAGCGGCTCTGCCTTAATAGCGTACCATGGCAGTCAAGTTTCCACAGATGTTCGGCGTGTCGTGAGCGTGAATTCATGTTTTCTCCTAAGTTATCCACAGGCTGTTGATAATTACTTATTTGATTTGATTACTTCACATACCTCGCAAATTCTGCCCTCTTGTGTCCAAGTTCCGCAGCCTTTACATCTGACTATTGCCTCACTTGGCACTCGATTTTCAAGTAATGGCATGATGTCACCTAAACGGCAAATGAATAGATAATCATCAACGGCTTCTAGTGAATCGCCTTGTCCATTAGCTCGATAAATTACAAAGCCTAATCGAGCCTTTTCACGTTTCTTAACTGATTTGACCCACTCTAAAGGTGAGAATAAGGATCTGGCTTTTACTTCTATGAAATACGGCGTTCCGAGAATATCGCTGCCAGATGCCCCACTATTTACAGGCCTTGCGCTTCCCCATCGCTTAGCCATGTAGTCAGCAACGACAATCTCGGTTCTCCTGCCACGTAGCCTACGACTATTAGTCACCATACGTCAAGCCCTCGTTTTTGCGCCAAGCCTCATCACAATTACCGCATATTTGAGCAAACATGTCTGTTTTATCTTTGCGATAAACCGCGCATGAAGCTAGTCTGCCGCAATCATCGCAAGAGCAATTATCAAACTCATAGATATACCAGAGATCCTCTTTCATGACTTATTTACCCCATGACAAGCCTTACATTCCCAAATAGCATCAATATCGGTTTGTCCGCCTACATTGGTAAGCTCGTAGTTTGGTCTTGGGTTATTGCAAGTATCGCAAACTTCATAAATTGTAATTTCATCATCTTCATCAAACAGAATTTCCGTTCCGTCTGGTCTTGTTATTCGTAGGTAGCCCATTAGTTTAATTCTCCTTGTTTTACTCTCGGTCTTTGTGGCACCCATTTACCACTCTTATCTATTTCAAGCCAAATGATTTCTTCGCATTTATCAGGCCATTGTCCAGAGCATTTGTAATTAGCCCATTCCTTGCCATTCTTGCTTCCAAAATTCTTCTGCATCGGCTTATTGTGTTGCTTGCACATAGGCACCTGCTCAGGTGTTACATTGTCGTTTAGAGCTGCAACCGCATCGGCTACTGGCAAAGGCATTTCCTTTTGCTCAATAGTCCAAGGATCTGACGGCTTCTCCACTGGCACTTTCTCGCGGGTAAAGTTCTCCACTCGTTGCTCATACTTATTGGCAACCTTGCTCATTTCTGATCTAGAAGCCCTTTTGCCCTTTGTTGCAAAACCTGCGTTTGCAAGAGCGCGTCCAATAGCACTCGTTTCTGCGTTCTCAAGTGCCGAAGTAGCATTAACTCCTCGGTCGCTAATGACCTCAAATGCAAGTCCACTAGTCCAATATCGTTGGTCAGCCTCAGTTCGATAAATTCTAGCGAGGACAATAAATCGGTTAGCAGAAGCTTCGAGAAGCTCTGATTCAATTCTTCCATCTGGATACTCTTTCCAAAACTTTTCTAGTCGTTCTTCGACTGTTTCATAATCTTCTAAGTTAAAAGCCATTATTCAACCTCTTTCATTTTTACTAGCGCAGCTGCTTCTGCAAGGTAGCAGATGGCATCCAAATAATTGTCCAAATGGTCAGGTGAGTTGTAGATCCTTGCAAGCTTGACTGCGACCATGTCCAAACAAAAGGCTTCTGGAGTTCTGCGCTCCTCATGGATAATGGACTGGATACTCGCAGTTCGTATCGCCGTAACGTGAAAATCATCGTATCTTGCCTCACGCTGCAATAAGATGTCGTGAGCTTCGTTGAGAACGTCATTAGCGCGCACTTCCAACCGACTTTCCACGACGGAAGCCCAACGCCTTGCCTAGCTGATAACCATTTGACCAGCCAAGCGCATAACCGATAACTGCTGCTGCAATCATGGCTAGGTAAATAACTAGATCTGAATTCATTTTGCCCTTTCTGTGTGGTATTTCCACAGTCTTAGGCTACTTGACTAACGCGCTGGTTTTATGTCGTGGCGTATAACGATTTGATAACTATCTATAAACCTTGCCATAGACAGTAAAAGACCCGTCAGCATTTACAGGCACAGGGATAGGGGTTACGTTCTTATCATAGACTTCAATAATGCCAAAGCCCATTTGCCAATTCGCGGCTCCAGCCTTTAAATAAGAGGCTTTCTTGCTATCCATGAGATTACCTACCTCAAAGCCCCAAAGTGTCTTAAAACGGCCTTTAAAGCCCGTAGAAACCCCTTGTAGGCCAAGCCTATGGGTGTGACCACAGACCACGCTGACCCCAAACTTATTGGCTAGCCCCGCTGCCGTTCCGCCCGCGTTGCGGTTCATAGAACCCTCATCGCCATGTACGAGAACCCAATTAGGCAGGAACTCAAAAGGCTTGCGGTGAAATTTAATGCCTAATTCATCGAAGCCCATAAACTTCGGATAGTCCAATTCAGGCAATCCGCGCAAGGCTGGAGCGCCTTTGATTAGCGTGTGATAAAGGCGATCCGTGTGGTTACTACGACAGATATCGGTCACACCTAAATCATAAAGAATATCTTGGGTTAAAGCTCTATCAACGTCTAACGTATCTTCAAACTCTAAAGGCGTGTGCTTTGCCCATTTTGAAAGGCTCTGAAAATCTATTTCATCTCCACACTGTAAGACTTGGTCAAACTTCTCACGCTGGACTAACTTAGTTAAATTCTTTACTGCTTTTTCGTGATGATATGGAACCTGTAAATCGCTAATTACAAGAATTCGTTTTTTAGTCATCATCCTCATCTTCGTAAGGAGTATGGTCAGGATTATTGTAGATATGATCTGGGACATTTGGCAGGAACCAATCAGGCCAGCCCATTCTGTCGGTGCAAAGTGTTAAAGCTGCATCGCTTCTAAATCCTGCCTTGCATAGGGCAAGGTAATACTCACGGATTTGAATAGCGTGAATCTCTAAAGGCGTATAATCCTCTAGCTTCACTGTCTTAACGCGGCTTGGTTTCTTTCTCTGTGCCATGTTTTGCGCTCGCTATCCATTCGGTTGCCTCTATTAGCCAGTAAATGCCGTTGGTTCGGCAGTTGCCGTCATTTAGAGCCATGTCTTATTGTCGCTCTAGTAAGATGTTATAGATTTCATCGACACGCGAATTAAGTCTTTTAATTTCGCTAAGCAAATGAGTAATCACAAAACCAGCAAGCCCACCGATGATGGAAACGCTTGCTAGCCAGATGCCAAAGAAGTCCTGCGTGGTCATGATTTCTTCACAGGAGCCTTATAGCCAAATACTCCACATAGAACCGCGCCAAGAATTGAGCGATAGTCAAGTGAGAAGTTACTAATCTGCCAAGCAGCTAGGAAAGATGCTAGCGCCATTAGTCGTGGGTCTTTTAGGTTCATTCTTTGCTCCAGTCTGGTCGTATTACAAGGCGAATGAGAGATATTGAACGTTTCTTCTTGAAGACCCCATCTCCTTCGTTGGATAAGACAGCCCCAGCGTTACCCTCGATGGTGTGTAAGTATTCAGGGTTTTTCTCAGAAAAATTGATATTGACAATCCCGACGTGTTCGGCTCGCCCACTTCTACTAAAATCAAATAATACCAAGTCACCGCGTTTAGCTTCGGCTGTTGGAACGACCCGATTATTAGCTCTCGCCCATGATTCAAGGTGAGGGCAGTAGGCGGTGTCTGGAATTGCTTTCGCTTCTTCGCCCTTAATAAAGCAAGCTCTAATAAAAGTTGCGCACCACGGCTGATAATTGGCATGACCAGCCACCTTAGCGAACTTGTTATTATTGTTCGGCTTTTCGTTATAGCCGATTTCAGCTCTTGCAGCATCAAGGACTTTCTGAATACTCATGCGAGCAGCAGTTTTGCCTCATCTTCTGAGATGCCCAATTTCGCCAGAAGTTCAGCCTTAGCCTCAGCCTTAGCTTGCTTGTCTGCTTCGATAGCTGCTTGCTCTGCTTCCCATGCTGCCTGATCTGCTGCACGTTGCGCGATTTCTTCGGCAGTTAGTTCTACCTCTGATACCTCGCCAGTTTCGCAATTAACTACGATTTTTGTATCTGCCATTTGTTTTCCTAACTGTTCTTGATTCCATAAAGGTAAGCGGTTGAGTATTGAACGAAAGTGCCTGTGCTTGCTTTTACTGATACTGAAGTAATTGCTGCGGTATTAGACCAAAGACCAGCCAATAAACCAGCAATAGCAGCGGTAGCATTATTTTCAGTTACAGCATCATTTGAATAAGATTTATTTGTGCTCCCAGCATAATTTGGAATATAAATTTCAAAATTGCTAAAAGTATTAGATGTTGCTGCACCGCCATCTGCTTGTAAAATAATTGTGCTGCCTGTGCTGCTTGCAGCAGCAGAACCGCTACCATATAAAAATCTAGCGCTAAAACTGGTTGCGCTGCTATTAAAGTTAATATCCATACTATTGTCGGTTTGCGCTGTATTAGTTCTAATACTTCCAACCAGTTTCAAATCCGTATAAGTAGCAGGAATGCTAGTAAAGTCAATACTGCTAGCGCCACCAGCGCCAACAGTTACGCTTGAAATTAGTGTATATGTATCAGCCATTATGCCGCCTTTACGCCATACAAAGTAAATGTGGAACCAGCAAGAAACACACCAGCAGAACCAGCATTGATTAAATCAATTCTAGTAATTGCGCTTGTTGAGCGATAAAGACCAACAATTGCATCAGTTGAGCCAGCAGCGTTATTAAAGCGTGTGAGTGAAGTCTTGTAAGTTGTAGAATTAGAATAGTTATTTACTTGAATAATGTAGTTTGCGTTAATTGAAGTTGGCAATGATGAGCCCCAGTTTTGGTAAATTTCAGTTTTTGCGCTTCTACGAGCAGAAGCCGCGCTTGTTCCATCGCCTGTAAGCGTTGTATAGGAATAAAGTGCAGTGCTATCGTTATTAAAACGTAAAATTGTATCTACCGCTAAAGTTGCTCCTGCATTTGCAACCAAAACCAAATCGGTATAAAAACCGCTAATTAAGTTAAAAGTAACTGTGCCTGTATTACTGCCTAGCGTAGTAGTCGCTATCGGTGTATAAGTAGAAGCCATTAGCCTTTCACCCCGTAAAGTGCGAAACTGGAATATTGGGAAAAGTTTGCAGTTCTGTTATCGGAATAAATTGTTACTTGATTGACTGCCGATGTAGATTGATAAGAACCTGAAAACAAGCCTACGCGCCCTGAGCCATTGGCGTCAAATCCCATTAAACTTCTAAAAGTTTTGTATTTAGATGTATTTGCATAATCTAAAATGTCTATAACGACTGCTGCATAATAAGAAACTGCTGAAGTTGTCTGTGGTTGAATACCAAAATAAGCGTAATTCTGAGTAGCAAATCCATCTGAAGTCGTGCCTGAACCATCGCCAAATAATCTGTGTGCTGAGTAAAGCGCAGTTGCGTCATTATTCATTGTTAATTCTAACGAATCTGCCCCTGACGCACCTGACTTTGTAGAATTGATAATTCCGCGTATTTGCAAATGCTTGTAGGTGCTAGGAATGCTGGTAAATGAAATGCTTGATGATCCGCCAGCGCCGACAGTTACAGTGGCAATAGATTCGTAACTGGTCGTGCTTGCAGCAGCGCCATTTCCTAGAAGCGCGACAATGTTATTAAGCAATGGCGCCCACCACATACCAAGTATTAGCTGCGGTCTTAATGCAAGCTGCGGTCTTGTATTGTGCAAGGGTTGGCTGAGCTGCGGTAGCGCCAGCAGATAGAACTGTTGTAGTTCCGCTAGTTACCGCTTTGATGGTGCAAACGCCAGCACCGATGTTCAAGACTGTTAAGACAGTTCCCACAGGGAAAGCCACAGAAGCATCGGTAGGGATAGTGAAATTAACCGCCGTTGCCTTGTTCATCGGGGTTAAGGTTTGATAGGCATCGGCAATAACTGGTGTGTAGTCTGCCGTCTGTGCCGTATTGACTGTATAAGCCACTAAGCCGTTATACATAGAGGCACTCAGAACATCGCCTGTTGCCGCTGGAAATCCTGTTGCCATTGTTGCTCCTAGTAGGTCATTATGCTAGTTCCAATTATACCGTGCGTGTCGCTTCCTATGATGAAAGCCTCGACCAGTGGCTCGGATAATGTGAAAGTAGTTTTCCATGAGTTCGGGGTTACATCGTGAGCGATACCCACGACTTGTAGGGTTTTATCGATAGTGCTTCCGTCTTGTCCTACGTTTTTAACTTGGACATTAGAGAAGTAATCGAAATCTAAAGCTGCCAAAATGCCAGCAGCATAATCTGGAGTAGTCAGATCAAGAGTAATCGCATCAACGCGAAGCGTGGTTTCTGCTCTAGTTGCTACATAGGTTTTAGCGATGTTAAGAGCTTCTGTATCGGTCTGTACAATTAGGTTGTCGTAATTGACTGAATGAGGGAAGTATTTGGCAATAGAAGCGGCATTGGTCGCGCTCTGTGCGGTTCCACCAATACGGGTTATGTTAGCTTCGTTAATGATTAGTTTATCGTCAAAGACTGGAAGCAAGTTAAAGTAAGAAATACCTGAGCCGTCATTAGCAAAGACTGTTGGGCTAACACCTGCCGCCTCTTGAACGCTCTGGCGATTCTTAAAGGTTGCCGTGCCTGAGCCGTCAAAATAGAACGCGCCTTGCTCAGAGAACTCAGCATTTTTAATCGCTGCTAAAGCCGTGCGTAGTGTTGCTGGATCTGCTTGAACTGTGGTTAAGCCCGTTTCAATAGAACGCAAGCTGGTAGGAAAACTTACTTCATCGAGTATCTTTGTAATTCGTGTGCCTGTGTCTTGCCCTGCGGTAGCACCGGCCACTGTGGTAATTCCAGCAAGGTTAAGCAAACGGAAAGCATCAACGCAAACTAAATCTACATAACCGATTTCTTGGTCTTTAGGGTAAGAGTAGTTATAGCTTGTAATATAACCTGAAAATAAGAAGTAACCATTACCGCCGTAAGTGGCGCTAAAACGAATTTTGCGAAGCGGCGTTAAATAGCCATAGTAAGGGGAAGCGGTATTGGTTGGGTTCCAATCACCATTTGGATCTACTAAACGGAACGTAGCTTCGCTTGCTTGGAATTGGTCTTGCAACAGGTTGTAGCCAGCTCGCATGTTAGCTTTAACGCATTGGTCAGATACATCTACGACCAAGTTGTTATTACTATCAGAGCCTAAAGTTCCTGTGCCGATAACGCCATAAGTTTCATCACCGATAATAAATGGGTAGCCAAAAGTAGCTCCATCGGTAAAATAGACTGTTAGGTTAGGGGTTATTGGATAGGTCATTACCAGTTAAACCCACCTGTGTTACGCAAGATGCGAGTATCTACGCCTGATGCGCTCTTGTTCTGTAAGCCATCGACAACCACGTCAATTAATCCGTTAAGGTTGCCATCAATATTAACAACCACTTCTGGAACCACAACATCTTCTGCTGCCGCATTAGGCAAGTCAAAGAGAATGCCTTTCCAGACATCTTCTGGGAAAGTCTGAACGAAACTAGATGGGGTATAACTTCCGCCACCGATATTCTTTAAGAGTTCAAGTGTTCGCTCGATGTTGCCAATATCAAATAACTGACGGCCATAACCAATAGAATTCATCAAATCATTGATGCGCTCTAAAGCCTTGAAGTTAGCATTTAACTGTGCAGTCTGCTTGGTAAGTTCTAGTAGTTGAGCAGTCAACTTTTCAATTAGCTCTGTATTGCCTTGACTAATAGCCTGTTCAAGTTCCCAAATTTTCTGCATCAATTCTAAGCGAGCGCGTTGCTCAGCAGTGATGTTGCCTTGCAGCGCAGCCGCTATCTGAATGCCTTGCGGATCAAACATTGCATTAGCAGCCGATAGAGCCTTGTTAGCCTTATCAACGGCCGCCTGAGCGCGCTTTTCAGCGGTTTGTTTGCGTAGGGTTGATAACTTTGCATCTTCTATCTTCTTGGCGTTAGCAGCCGCCTTTGCTTCTGCCTTTGCCAGCGCCACATTCTTTTCACGCCATGAAGCAGGACTGCCTAGAGAACTGCTCTGTGTTGGCTTCTTTAATAGGTTAGGAATTGGTAGGTAGAAATCGCCAACTTTAGTCGGAGTGAATAGGTTGCCAATAATACGGCCAGCAAGTTCTCCAAACTTCTCCAGCTTAGATGTCGCTTGGTCAATATCGCCATTACCTGCTAAATCGCTAAAGGCTTTAACTAAGCCCTCGCCAATAGATTCTTTAAGGTTCTCGCTAGCGTTTTTGACCTTGTTAATTTTAACTGTGGTTGAATCTAGCGCTTCTGCAAATTGTCCATCGTAGGTATTTGCGACTTTAGCGAGAATTTGGTCAAAAGTCATTAGGCTTAGTTCGGTGCTGGTCAAACCTAAGTTAAATTGGCGCAAGCCTTTAACGTTACCGACATAAGCCTGAGTAAGAGCATTAGCGGCAGTTGATACATCCATAAGGCCAGAGAATGAAACCTTTACCGCAGTGTTAAGAATTTCCTGAGCCTTAACCACTGATCCTGTTTGAGTGACTAATTTCTGCAAGGCAGGTTGTAATTCGCCTCTGTTGATACCTGTAAGTCTTTCTAGGTCATCAAGATATGCGCCAAGTTCGGGTGCGGCAAAAGCCAAATTAAGGCTTTTCATTGTGCCTAATAAGGTTTGTGCTTCGCGTTCTGCGTTAGCAAATTCTCTTACTGCGCTAGCGCCAAAACGGCCAATAGCAGCAGCGGAAAAGGTAACTCCAAATGCGGCAGCTAGTTTCTTGGTTGATTTGTAAAGTTTATCAACCGCAGTGTCGGCTTTCTTAAACGCTGGAATACCAACGAAATCGGCACCAATTCGAATTGCAACATTGCTATCAAATCTAGCCATTATTAACCTTTCGTTGTGCGGTCACATGAACGTTACCTGTGCGCTTATGAAATTCTTGAATAGTTCTATCTATCACGCCTGAAATGTTGCCTAATATCTTGCCCTGATCTTCGCCCCATGCTTTGAAGATTAAACGGCCATTCATTTTACGGCGGCCTGATGCGCCTTTGCGCGTCTTTGACTGCGCCTTGTAAATAGGCTCTAAAGCGTCAATAAATTGCTTACCAGCATAAGGGTTTGCAGACTGAGAATACTTGCGTGAAGTATCGCCTCTTTGCGCTTGCTTGCGACCATTAGGATTCTTACGGCCAGCGGTTTCAATAATGGAACCAACCACTGTGCTATTGACTACCTCAGCTGCATAAGCAAAGCCTTTGCGATTTGGCTTTGTTGGCTCGGTAGATGCTTCAATACCAGCCTTAATGTCTGCTGAATTGTAAAACGGAAATCTTCCCTTTTTCTCACGGGAGTAAAGCGCCCATTTAGAAAGTGGCGCCTCACTTGGGACTTCACCCTTAGCCTTGCTAACAATAGGACGCAAAGCGTGAGCCATGTAAGCCTCTAAGTTATTAGCAAGGTCTGGAGTAAATTTACGCATAGCGGTGCGAAGTTCAACGGCGCCGTCTAGTTCTGCGCTTAGCATCTTCTACCGCCTTTGCCTTTTCCTTATATACCTGCACTATTGCCTGTAACATCTTCTGATCTAACTCAATAAGATGTTGAGGCGCGACCCCCATTTCTACCGCTAATTTAGCGATGAAATAGGTGAGGGAATCGCGCTCTACCCTAAAGGGTCGCTCTCTAGCACCTCTACTGACTTTAAAGTTTCAATAAAGTCCATGCCGAAAGGTTTAACAGTTTCACCCGAACGTCTAACACATTCCCAAGCTAACCAATAGACATCGCCTTGCTTCTCGTCATCGCGTAGCGCCTTGAAGAAGCCTTTGCCCTTAGTTTGTTCGAACGCGTATTCCACTGCTGGAGTGATTTCGTGTTCTGTTGTAGTTCCGTCTGTTCTGGTTATCTTTAGTTTTGCCATAGCCCTATCTTTCTATTTAGAAGCTGCCTGTTGTTGCAACAGTTGTTGCACCCTGCACGTTCCAAGTTACAGACTGCATACCGACAGATGCTACATCGCCGTTGATGTCTGTTGTGTTATTTACCAACACGTTGAATGTGTAAAGTGGGTTTGTTGCTGAAACTGCTGATGCTGAATCTTGAATTAACTTAACTTCTACTGTGGTTCCCCATGCAGCTTGTAGAGTTGCAAGAACTTCACCTGCTGCGGTGTCGTTTAGGAAGTCAATAGTTACTGATGATGCTTCCAAGCCCTTGACGAACTTGTGACCTGTATCGCCCATTGCAGTTACTTCTAATTCGTCAAATGAGCGTGAAAGGCTCACTGATGTGACGTGGTCGCTAAGATCAACTGAATTTACCTTAACGCCTACCTTGTTGTTTAGGAAAATAGCCATTTATTATTCCTCGTCTTTCTTAGCGGCTGGTTTTGGTGTTGCTTTTTCTGGTGCTGGTATTTGGCCGATCTTGATTAGAAAGGCCGTGTTCTCGTCTAGATCTGCCATTGTTAGCTCCATGATGTGAGAATTGAGATGGACATTTCAGCAGCCAATAAATCACCAGAAGCCAATTCCATAACGCTTGGTTCTGATACTTCATTAACTGCTACATTTAACGAACTAGCTGATAGCGCGTTAAAAACTCCTGTGATGATTTCTTCTAGCCCTGCTAGGTTACCTTGATTATCTAGCATTGGCACAGTCATTAAAATTCTAAAGTTAGCCATTGGGCTAATTGCATTGTATTGATTATTTTGCATTTCAAGCATTGGGCTATCCCAACCCACAATCACAGAGTTAGGCAATGTGGTTGCAGGTGGATAAGCGAAAGTTTGCCATTTGGAGTTATCTGTAAGCGCAGTTGCTATTGTGGTGCGAAGTGTAGTTATCGCTGGTGTTGGCATCAGCCCACCATTGAGTTAGGGTCGAGCGCGTGAGCGATAAGGCCACGAACGCGAGCTAATAAGCTATTGCCCATTCTGTAAGGAGATGGAGTGAAGTCTGGTGAAGAACCGCCAGTAGATGAAACCTGACGTGCTTGCCAAATATCAACCGCTATCATTAAAGCAGCTTCTTGAACTGCCGCGTCTAGTGTCCAATCAACGTAAGTGTCTGCTGCTACTTGGCCTAGAGGCTGGACTGGGTGATAAGGCGCTGCGGTGTTGTTATTGCCTGTAATCGCGTAGGTAATTGAATATGTGCCTACTGCCGTAATGGTCTTATTGCCATTATGCTTAGATCCGTTGCCAGTAATAACGACTGTTTGGCCAACGTAAAAAATCTCTGTAACTTCTTCTTGGAAGTAAAGGGTGCCTGTGTTTGTAGTATTGCTATGGCCAACGTTGTAATAGTTATTGACCCAAAGCATAGGCAGCAAGACATCGTCTGCTGCATCACATACTTGTTGTAAAGTGGCATCTGGGTAGAGTGAGCCAACGCCAAGTGCTGAGCGTAATTCGCTAACTGTTGCTAAACTCATCTCTTTCCTCTCTTATGACCGATGAGGGGCAGTAGGGCTAACTGCCCCTCTCGGATTTAACTGTTGGTGCTATTAAGCAACCGCGAAGCGGCGAACGCCCTTGCCGCTCTTTGCTACATAG